GCGGCGAAGGCGGTGTAGGTGAGCGCGAGAATCTGCGAGTACGTGAGCACGCTCGTGGCGGTGAGCGTGTACGTGGCGATCCACGTGGCTACGGCTTGCGGCACGGCGTCAGGCTCCGGGGGTGTCTGCGGTGCAGCGCCAGGCGCGCACCACGGTTTCGGTGGGCACCACCACCACGCCTACGGCGCCGGCAGCGTGCCAGGCGCCGCCGCCCCACACGGCCAGGGTGGGGCGGGCAGGGTCTTGGTGGCTCAGGCCTACGTCGCCGGGCTGGGCCAGCGCCACGGGCACCACGCGGCCGGCGCGGGCGATGGCCACGCCGGCCACGCTGCCGAAGGGCTCGAGCACGCGGGCCGCACCGGCGGCGGTGGTGTAGGCGCCGCGCAGATCGGCGGCGGGGTCGTGCCCGGTGACGGCCAGCACGGCATCGGCCGCGAAGAGGCAGCAGTCGTGCCGGCCCCAGGCAAAGGGCTCGGCGGCGCGGGCGGCGAACAGCGCCGCCAGGCGCTCGGGCCAGTCGCGCAGGCGGTGGGCGGGCAGCGGGGCGCTCATTGCCGGAAGAAGCTGGCCGCGGGCCACACGTCTTGCGCGTTGGCCTGGCTGAGCACGTAGCGCAGGCTGGTGTCACCGGGGTGGAGCAGCTGCTGGTCGCCGTCGGTGTAGCGCAGCGGTTTGGCGCGGCGGTAGGTGTCGCCGCGGTGGCTGGCGGTGACGGCGATGGTGCAGTCTTCGGCGCCGTGGCTCACGGCCATGGTGTCCAGCGTGCCGGCAAACACGGTGGGCGCATCGAGCACGGCGTGGGTGGTGGGGTCCAGGATCACCAGGCGCAGCACGCACCCGGTGCCGCGGACGGTTTCGCCCAGCGCCAGCGCGATGCTGTCTTGCGGCACGCCGCTCAAGGTGAAGCGCAGGCCCTGGGTGCTTTGCACCTCGTCGGTGACGGCATCCACCGCGCCGAGCGTGCCGGTGCCGAAGTACAGGTTGCCCGCCCACTGGATGGCCACGCTGCCGGTGCACAGCCGCACGGGCGTGGCAAAGGCCAGATCGAGCAGCAGCGCCATGGGCACCACGGGGCCGGCCAGCACGGCCTGGGCGGCGGGGGCGATGGTGCGCATCACCACACCTCCACGAAGTCAAGCGCGGTGCTTTCGATGGCGCCTGCGCGGCGCACGGGGCCGGCCTGCATGGCGGGCATCACCATCTCGCACGTGGGCCGCGCCCACGTGACGGCCGCGCCCACGGCGATGGTGCCGCGCACGCGGTTGATGACGGGCACGTCGCCGGTGCCGCCCACGGCCAGGGCGAAGTCGGCCGCCACCTGGAAGAGCTGGCCGGCGCAGCCGAGAAAGTCGCCCGCGCGCAGGGTGGGTGCGCCGCCCGCGTTGGACGTGGCGCCCTGCACCCTGAGCACGGTGTCGCCCCGCGCGGCGGCCACGCGCACGGTGACGTTGCCGCGCAGGCTGCCGCGCGGCACGCCGCCGGTGTGGAAGGGCCACACGCGCACGCGCTCTACCCCGCCGGCCAGGAGGTTGCAGAACGCATCCACCCCGCGGGGGTTGCGCGCCGCCATCTGCGCCAGGCTGGCGCTGAGCGTCCAGCGCTCGGCGATGAAGTCCAGCGCCTGCAAGGTGCCGTTGAACGGGCTGGCGAACTGCGCGCCGGCCTTGCGCAGGGTGAGCTGCGCGCTCTGGGGGATGAGGGCCTCGGGCCAGTTGATGGTGGGCATGGTCAGAGCACCCGGGCGCTGCGGAGGTTGGACATGACGCGCGCCTCGGTCTGCTGGCTCATGAGCTGCAGCGCGCTGACAAGCTCGGTGCGTGTGACGCCCGCGGCCACGTTGTAGATGTTGGTGGTGCCGCCGCCGCCGTAGGCCTCAACACCCAGCTTTCCGCCGCGGCCGCGGCGCAGGGGCAGGATGCCCTCGGCGCCGGCCTCGCCGGCCACGCCCATGCGGCCGCCGCCCATGCCGAAGAAGGTGGGGCGGGTGAGCACGCCGCCGTCGGCGAAGGCGGTGACGGGCTGGCCCTGGCTGAAGACGCCGCCCTTGGCGAAGCCCAGGATGCTGGGCAGGCTGGCGAGCCAGCCGCCGCGGCCGTCAGCGCCGAACAAGCCCTTGGCCAGCTCGGCGGCGGCGGCCTGCGCGGCCATGTTCAGGAGCATGGTCTTCCAGGCGTCTTCGATGCTGTCGAAGTCGCCCTTCAGGGCGCTGGCGATGTTGTCGCCGAGCACGTCTTGCACGTTGCGCTGGAACTGCTTGGTGAACTCGCTGAGCTCGTCGAGGGCTTTTTCGGTGTCGCGCGGCAGGCGGGCCGTCACGCTGCGCACGGCCTCGGCCCACTGCTCCACGAGCTCAGGGCTCTTTGCGAACTCGGCGTTGAGCAGCTCGATATCGGCCAGCACGGTGTTGAGCCGGCCGGTGGGCGTTTCGGCCAGCAGCTGGTTCAGGCGGGCGCGGCTGGCGGCGGCTTTGACTTGTTCGGGGTCGAGCTTGGCGAGCTCGTCACGCACTGCGCGCAGGGCCTCGCCCTGCTTGCCGGTGGACGTGTCGCCGCCGATGGCGATGAGGCGCTCAAGCTCGGCGGTCAGGGCGGCGATGCGGGCGGTGTCGGTGCTTTCCAGCCGCTTGAGGGCGGCCTCGGTGACGGGATCGAGCAGCGGGCCGAAGAGCTCTGCGGAGGGCTGGGCGGCGGGTTTGGCGGGGCGCGTGAGGTCTGGCAAGGCGCCGATGCCGCGCGGGCGGCCTTCGTTGCTGTAGCTGGCCTGTGGCAGTTCTTGCTGAGCGAACTGGCGGTAGAAGTCGCGCAGGCGCGCTGCCTGTTCGATGTCTTTGGCCAAGTCGCCCAGCAGTCCGGTGCGCGAACGGCCCGCTTCCGTGCTGGCCACGTTGGCGAACTGCCGCTGCAGGTTTTCCAACTCGCGGGCGTAGAACGCTGCGCCTTCGGCGGCGTCAAAGAAGGTGTTTCCCTTGAGCACCTCGCCCACGGAGCTAAGGTTCAACAAGCGGAAGCGAGCCAATGCACCTAGCCCCTCAAGAAGGCTGTTCAGCGGCGGCAACACATCGCTGGTGATCGCCCGGGCGACATCGCCGAGATTCTTGGTGAAATCTGCCAACTGCAGGTTGAAGCGCTCCGCGGCCTTGGCCTGCTCGGTGGTGACGGTGGCGTTCAACTGCCCGGCTGAGGCCAGATCCTTCAGCAGCGGCGCCACCTCGCGCACGCTCTTCCCGAACAGCGCCTGCACGGCCCGGGCCTTGTCGCCGTCGTCGGCGAACTCGGCCAGCGCTACGGCGGTGCGGCGCAGGGCCTCGGCGGGGTCTTGCTGGCGCAGCTCTTCGGCGCTCAGGCCGATGCGCTGCAGGATCTCGGCGGTTTGGCTGCCCTGCGTTGCGCCGGCCAGCTCGGCGTTGAAGCGCACCAGGGCCGAGCCCACGGTGTCGAACGTGGTGCCGGTGCGGGCGGCGATGTCTTCGAGCGCCGAGAGGTTCTCGATGCTGGCGCCGGTGGCGTCCGACAGGTCGTTGAGGGCGTCCAGGCCGTTGATGGTGGCGCGGGCGAACTGCACCAGCACCGTGGTCGAGAAAGCCGCGGCGATGGCGGTGCCCACGCCGGCAGCCGCACTGGCCAGCCGGTTGTAACGCGCCTCGACCGCAGACGCGTTTTTCTCGGCCATGCGGGCGGCCTTGTCGAAGCCGGCCTGCAGCTCGGCCAGACGCGCCTCGAGGTTGATGCTGAGGGTGGCGAGGCCCTTGCTCATGGTGCGGTGTGGCTCATTCGTCGTTGCGCTCGGCGGGTTTGCGGTAGGTCTTGATGACGATCAGGCGCTGCAGCAGGCCGGCCACGTCAGACACGCCGAACCACTCCAACATCGTGGGCAGGCCCGCCCAGTCAATGCCGCCCTGGCCGGTTTTGAGCGCGTGGAACACGGCGATGGCGGTGGCTTCGTCGGCGTCGGGCTGCTGCAGCGCCGCGCCCTCCACTTCAGAGCCGTCTTCATCGGCCCGTTCGTCGAGGAGGGCGATCAGGCTTTTTTTGCGGCGGCCCTCTGCTCCATCTGCTCGGTGGCGTGCTGCACCAGCACGTCGCCCACGAGGCTGACGATTTCGATGCTGTCGCGCGCCACGGCGTCCCAGACGGCGGGGCTGAAGGGCAGCGGGTCGCTGGGGCCGTCGTGTGCGCCGAAGAGGGCGGCCTCGCTGAAGCCGCGCCAGTCAACAACCTGTTCAACCACGATGTCGACCAGCGGGTCGCGGCGCAGGCGGACCATCTCGGTCTCGCGCAGCATCAGCACCTGCACCTGGCGGCCCTGGCCGACGTCAACCCAGCGCAGGCGCTGCTCGCGCAGGCGCCGCACCACGTAGTCGGCAGGGTCGAAGGCGCCTGCGGGCTTTGCGGGGGCGCTCACGTTCAGGGCGCCAGCCTGAGCACCAGGCCCTTGACGGCGAACTCGATGTTGCCGGTGGCGAGCTGGCCTTGCTGCACGCTTTCACCCGGCAGGCCGGGCTCGGCGGTGCACACGCGCACGGCACCGTTGGCCAGCGTGATGCGCACCACCACAAAGCCCTGCGTCTGCGCGGCGTTGTCCAGCAGCAGCATGGCCGCGGGCGGGGTGTCCTGCGCCAGCACGCCGATGCTCAGCGTGTCTGCGGGCAGGTTGCCGAGCTCCTCTTGCGCGATCACGTCGATCAGGCGCGTGGCGTTCAGCCGCTCGGCCGTGCCGCCGCCGAGCTCGTAGTTGGTGGATTCGGCCAGCGTCTGCCACGTGAGCACGTTGATGAACTCGCCCGAGACGAAGTCGGTGAAGGGCGTGGTGTTCAGGCCCTGCAGATCGAAGGCGTTGGCGGCGACGTTCTTCAGGCGGCAGGCCTGGCGCTCCAGTTGCACCATGCCGACCACGTTCTGGAAGTAGCCGACGGTGTTGTTCGTCATGGCGTGCGCGGTGCTCGTGGCCACGCCGGTGCTCGCCTTGGTGACGGCCGTCACGACTTTGGCGGTGCCGAAGGTGGCACCGATCTCGACGCGGATGCCGCGCCCTCTGATGTTGGGCATGAGATGCTCCTCTCGCATTGCCGGCGCGGCCGGCGGTTGATGAAAGCGGCGCGGCCCGCGCCGGCTGGGTGCCGGGCGGGCCGCTGGGGGTTGGGCTGCGGGGTGTGGGGGGCGGCGCTACAGCGCCCACCACTCGACGGTGAGGATGGCGGCATCAAGCCGCAGTTCGGGGTCGTACGCGGTTTCGGTGCTCAGCACCGCGGCGCCGCGCTGCACGTCGGCGGCGGTCACGGCCAGCATCACCTGGGCAGCCACCGCGGCGGCGGCGCTGGCGCTCTCCGCCCAGCACTGCACGGTGAACTGCACCTCGTCAGACATGACCTGGCCGAGGAGGTTGTGCGTGATGTCGTGGCGCGAGTTGAAGGCCACGTAGGGCAGCACGGCGCCCTCGGGCACGGCCGCCTCGGCGATGCGCGTGCCCACCAGCGCGGCCAGGCCGGGGTGGCTGGTGAGCAGGTTGCGGAACTCCAGTTCGGCGCTCATGGGCTGCCCCCGCCGCCGGGGCGGTTGAGTTTTTCAATCTGCCGGCCGGCCTGGGCGATGAACACCTGCAGCGCCTGGGGCAAGCGGTCTGCGGCGCGCTGCAGAAAGCCCCTGGGCTGCATGAACTTGGTGCCGAACTCCAGCCAGCGCCAGTAGAACGGATCGTTCGGGTTCTTGGCGCCCCGGGCGCCGCGCTTGGCCGGCCGCACGTTGACGAAGACGCCCACGTTTCCCTCGCGCCGCGCCTGCTTGCTGGTGCGCACGACGATGGCCTGGCGCACGGTGCCGGGCTTGCGCTCGCCGCGCCGCACCGGCGCGGAGGCCACGTTGATGACGGGCGTGTTTTGGCGCGCATCGTCGCGCACCACGCGGGCGCCGGCCGCCAGGGCGTTGCGCAGCACGCGGCGCTTGAGCTGCGCGTGCACGTTGGCCAGCGCGGCCTTCAGATCGGGGATGCCGGTAACGGTGGCCCGCATCATGCTGCGCCCCCCGCGCGCACACCCTGCACACACATCAGCTCGAGCATGACGCCGGCACCGGCCACGTCGACGGGCTGGCCTTCGATGCTGAGCGGCTGGCCGCGCCACAGCAGGCGGTGCGCGGCGGTGATGTCGCTGCGGTAGCGCAGCCACACGGTGCAGTCGAAGGTGGCTTGGTCTTGCGCGGCGGCGAAGAAGTCGCGCCCGCGGCGCGGCGCCACGCGCGCCCAGACGGTGGCCACGTCCACCCACGTGTCGCGCGCCTGGCCGCGCTCGTCTTGCCCCACGGTGCGGGCCTGGATGGTGACGCGCTGATCGAGCGCGCCAGCGTTGAGTGCGGGCAGGCTCACCAGTAGAGCCTCTGCGCATCAAGCAGGCCGTCGGCAAAGCGGCCGGGGAGCTCGGCCACGCTCACGCCCTGGGCGAAGGCCTCGCGGTTGCGGTAGAGCGTGGCCACTTGCAGCAGCAGCCACACGGCCACGTCGTCGGGCACGGCGGCGGCATCGGCGCCGTAGCCGGCGGTGAACGTGACGCGCACGGCGTTGGGCTGGGCGCGGGTGGCGGGCCACGTGGTGCCCAGCGCGGGCAGCACCAGGCCGGGCAGCGCGTCGGCATCCAGCGTGTAGGCGCTGCCCGGCAGCGTGACATCGGCGCCCGCGGGGTTAGTGTAGATGATGCTGGCGATGGCGATGACGCGCGGCTTGCCCAGCACGATGCCGGTGGCGGGGAACTCGTCGAGGCTACAGAGCCACTGTTGCTCCATGAGCGCGCGATTGAGCTGCTGCTCTGCCGAGCGGGCGGCGGCGCGGATCATGGAGGTGATCAGCGCGTCGTCAGCGCTGTGTTCGACCTTGCAGTGCAGCTTGGCCGTGGCCAGGCTGACGGGCAGCGCCGTGGGCGGGTTGAGTGGGCGCAGGGTGGTCGGCATGTCAGGCACGCGCGGCAAAGAACCGCTCGGTCACGTCCTCGCCGAGCGACAGGGTGATGGCGGCGAGCTGCGCCGGGCCGAAGAGGTGCGAGGCCTGCAGGAACGGCCGCCCCACCCACTCGGTGCAGAAGTAGCCGCGGCGGCTCTGGCGCAGCGGGAGCACGGTGGCGGCGGCGCCGCGCCAGTCATACGGCATGCCGCGGGACTCGGCCAGCAGGCGCAGGCTGTCGCGCACGCTCCACTGCGGCACGTCGACGATGAGCCAGTGGCCCGGGGTGAGCCGCACGCGCTTGTCACGCACGCCGCCGTCGCGCAGGCTGCTGCTGGCGATGGTGACGGTGCCGTCGTCGTGCACTTCGTGGATGGCCTCGACGTGCGTGACGCGGCGCCACGGGCCGCGCTGCACCAGGCGCACCACGGCCCAGCCGAGGCGGGTGAGCAGCGTGTCGCCACGGTGGGCGCCAACGTAGTGGGCGACCAGCACGATCAGCCCTCGGCCGGGGGCGGGGCCGGCGGCTCGGCCGGGGGTTCGGCCGGGGGCTCGGCAGGCGGGGGCGGTGCGGGCGGCGGCGGCTCCGGGGCGACGGCCAGGGGGTTGACCTCGCCGTCGCGCAGCAGTTGATCGCGGCGCAGCATCGCGGTGATGCCGAGCATCAGCTCGCGTACCGACGTAGTGCCCGCAATGACGGCGCCCGTAGCCGGGTCGACGAGTTGCACCGGCTGCAGCGGCGGGGGGATGTGCATGCGGACTTGCTGGCCGCCGCCATCGAGCATGCGCACAGCACCCGATGCGTCGACGATGGCCGTGCGTTCGATGTATTCGACCTGCAGTGGTCCCGACTCCAGGTTGTCGATGACGATGCGGCCTACCCGCGGGTACGGCAGGCCGCCGGTCGTGTCGTAGTTGCGAGGCATGGTGATTTCCTTAGGTGGTGATTCAGGCGACCGGCACGCCGTAGTAAGCGCCCTGGTTGCGTTCGAGGGCTTGGCGGTCGGCGGTGGAGAGGGCCGAGGCGAACACGATGCACTCGCCGACCGATCCCGTCAGCCAAGCGCCGAATGTCGGCGCGAAATCAGCGCCAATGCCAAGGCCGGTTGTCGTCGTCAATGCGCCGATGGCTGCTGGCGTTGCCGCTCCGGTAGTCGTCACGCCGTTGGTTGACAGCGCGCCGGAGTTGCCGGCACGAATGGCCGAGATCACGGTCTGCTCGCCGGCTGGCATGGCGCGCTGGGCAGCGATGCTGTTTGCCGCCGAGTTGTCGCGCACCAAAAGGCGCAGGGTCGCCGCTGCCACGATGTCAAGTTGCGGGTTGATGCCGGCGGCCCCACGCGACGACAAGATCGCACCCGTGGCAGCGTTTGTCGTCGCCACCGCATTGAGCGAGTAGGTATTGCCGAGGCTGGTGATTTCCGGGACCAGCAGCCCCTGTGCGCCCGCGAAGCTGGGCACGGCGCGGGTGCCGGCAATATGCACTGCGCCACCCACCACGATCTGTGGCTGGTTTGCGGCCGTGGCCTGGGTGGCGTTAAGGGGCGTGCCCGTCAGAATGGGCTGGTAGTCGGAGAGCGTTGCGTTCTCAAGTTGCGCGCCCCATACCTCAATGGATACCGGATTGGAATTCTGTGCGACGAAATCCAGCCGTACCCCAGTGTGTGCAAGAGCGAATGTTATCGGAATGGCGAGACGCTGCCAGCTTGACGACTGAGGAACAATAAGGGTGGCAGACTCCGCAGTAGACGGGCCTGTTCTGAACACTCGCATCTGAATATTCGAACTGGCGTTCCGAACCCAAACCGACCCTGCAAAAGCATCGCCAGGATTGATTGCCCGCGTGAGGGTTTGTTGCAGGAATATCGTGCTAGCGCCCGGAGTTCCCGCCAAGACATCAGCGGTCAGCGAGCCATCAGGCGCTGTAACGGAGTTTGCCGTGACCGTGACGCCAGTCTTTGACCACGCGGCGTTGTCTAACTCCTCTGTGTGCGTCAGCAGGTTGCGCGGCACCGCGTGCCAGTAGCGCCCCTGGTCATACCACGTCGGGATTAATCCGTTATGCACCGCCGTCAGTGCAATGGCTGTGCTCGTGGTGGCGTTGTACCTGCCGAGCAGGCCCTGCCGCAGTTGCGTGTTGCGGATGAACAGGCTGCTGGTGCCGTTGCCGGTGTACGTCTCGCTGCCGATAGTGGTGCCGTTGGCCATGGCATAAAACACGGTATGAGCCCCGGCGGTCACGACAGTGGCCGTCATGCTCACCAGGAATTCGCCACCGCCCAGATCGGCAATCGCGGCGGTACACTGATCCGTGGCGCCCACGGTGCCCGTGCCAAGGTCGAAGTAGGCCCGCGCTACAAGCCCGGTGCCGGAAATGCCAAACTGAAACTGTCTCGTGCCAAAACCGCGTTGCACGCGCGTTGAAACGGTGTTAGCACCAAGGCCCAGTGAAATCGAGCGAGACAGCCGGTGCTGAGTGGCTGCGGCTGCGTCTTCAACAATCTCCGTCGCCGTGCGCGAGCTGAGCCCGGTCCCGCTCCAGGCCACGTTGGAAACATCGTCGCTCCACGTGAGCAGGTTTTCGCCGCCCACGAAATTGGCGAGCGTTTCCAAGTCCAAGTCGCCGGGCGCGGCCACAACCTCAGGCACGTTGCGCTGCAGCAGCGGGCGCAGGTTTCCGATCCCCTGCTCCAGATTGTTGGCATACAGGCGCAGCGTTACGTCTACCGTGTCGTTGATGGCGAGCGAGTAGCCAAACTGCGCATGGGCGTAAGTAACGCCGGACAAAATCACGTCCATTGCGACAGCGCGGCGCAGGGCTGCCGTTGGCGCGGGCAGGTTGTAGACCGTGCCGAAAGAAATTGCGGTCGCGTTTGCGGCGCGCTGAATCAGCCGAATGCTCAGTTGCTGAGTAGGGGCCGTGCCACCAATGAGGCGGTAGCCGAGCGATGCCGTGTAGACCAACCCAGGCGTTACCGCCGCGTGCACTGCGGGGTTGTAGATACCTCCTGGGCCCTGCCGAAACACCAGCGCGCCCGACGCGGTTGCCGTGCCCTGCCAGCGCACGTCGATGTACGGCTGCCCAAACTCCACACCGCTGCCGAGCTGCGTAACCGTGATGCCGCCAACGGGTGGGCCGTTATCAACCAGCGGCACGGGCATCAGGTTGGTGCGAGTCTGCACCGCCGTGGCAAGCGGGATGTCGAGCTGGGCGTCGTCCGCGCTGCGCCGCACCCGCATGGCTGGGCCGGTGTAGTCCGCCCGCAAGCGGCGCGGGCCGTAGGCAGCGGCGGCCGTGGCGCTGATGAGGCTCAGCGGCGGCAACACCGCGCCGGGCGCTCTGCGGCGCGAGGCCGAGCCCACGCTCAGCCGGCCCGTGTTGCCTACGCCGAACATTAGGCCACCGGCACCACGTCAAGCACCCCGTCGGCCGCGTCGCGGATGACCGCGATGTGGGTGTGGCCGGCCGGGATGCGATGGTGAAACCGCTCGTCCGCCGGCAGCGGGTGCGCGGTGGCGGCCGATGCCGTGACGTTGCTGTCGCCGGTGCGGAAGAAGCAGCGCGCCGAGCTGAGCACGTACAGCTCGCGCACTTCGGAGAGCGGCGGCAGCGCGGCGGCTACGCTGGCTGCGCCGATGTTGACGCGCACCTTGTCGGCCACGCTGTACTCGCGCGTGCCAGACAGCACAGCCGCCTCGGAGTGCGTGCCGTCGCCGTGGTTCACCACCCGCGGCGTGGTGAGGTTGTCGTGGGGCTGGATGCTCATGAGTGGCCTTCGGCTGTGCAGCGCGCCTCAACGTGCACCAACGGCGCCGCGATGGGCGCGTTGGTGCACGCGATGGCGCGCGGGGTCAGGTGGCGCTGTTTTGCAGCAGGCGGATGGGGTTGGTGCCGGCGTCGACGATGCGGCCGTCCACGCGCTGGTAGCCGAAGAAGGCCACCTGCAGCGCATCGGCGAAGCGCTCGTTCAGCCGCACGACCTGGATGCCCTGCACCTCGCGAATGAAGTAGCGCGAGAAGTCGCCGAAGGCGATGGAGCGCGCGCTGGCCGCCGGCACGGGCATGTCCTGGTTGATGACCAGGCGGTGGCCCATGATGGTGTCGGGCGCAGCACCCACGGCGTCGTTGCCGATGCTGTAGCCCGGCACGAAGATCGGGCGGTTTTGGGTGTCCAGGATGAGGCGAACCTGGCGCAGCGCCGTGTCGGACATCATCCACACGCAGTTGGGCATGCGGCGGTAGGCCGGGTCGACGCTGTGCTGCACCGTGACCAGGCCCTGGTACGTGAAGCCCGTGACGTTGGCCGCGCCGGTGGGCAGCTGGTGACCGACCGTGAGGCCCACAGTGGCGTTGGCGATGCCCTGGGGCTGCGTGGCCACACCGGTGCCGAGCGTGAAGTGATTGTTCTCGATGCGGGCCAGGCGCACGCCGAGCTGCTGCGCCAGCCAGGTGCCCATGTCGAAGGCGGTGTCGTTGAGGAGCTGGTAGCTCACCGGGACGATGCCGCTCGTGTACATGAACGCCCGCAGGATGACCTGGGCGAACGTGACGTCGAGCACGGACTGCGCGGTGTTCTCCGCGATGATCGAGCCCGAGTTGGACGTGTCGTTGTTGGTGGGCATGGGCATGTCGGCGCCCGACGCGGTGCGGATGATTGTGGCCACCTCGCGCATGCCGCCGTATTGGCGCATGGCGGTCTCGAGCACGGCCATGAACTCCTGCGGCACGGTGAAGCCACCGGCGGCACCGGTGGCCACGCCGGCGCCCTGCACCGTGGTGAGGTGGCGCTGCGCGACGGCCTGCTGCTCGGGCGTGAGGCCCTGCATGCCGTTCTTGAGCCAGCCCATGAAGACGGCCATTTCGGCGTTGGCTTCGTCTTGCGCGCGCTGGTCGCTGATGTCGCGGGTGCCGGCGCGGCGGTCAAGCGCCTGGTTGACGGCGCTGTCGGTCTTGATGACCTTCTCGATGCGGTCGATCTCAGCATCGATGCGGTCGATGTCGGACAGGCCGGCGTCGTACTTGGCGGTGTCGTCGGCGGTCCAGCCGTTGCCGGTCTTGGTTTCGACGTGCTGGCGCAGAGTCGTGGCGGCGGTGTCACGCTCGGCACGCAGCGCTTGGAGGCGTTGTTGCAGCTTCAAGGGTTACCTTTCAGGTAGGGATGGCGCCCGAGCGGGCACAAAAAAGCCCGCACAAGGCGGGCCGGTACGAGGGCGTCTGCAGCGTCATGCTGCGCGGCGCCAGCGCTTGTCAACCCGCGCCATGAGGGCGCGGGCTTGTTCGGGGCTCAGCACCGGCTCGGCCGGCGGCTGGGGGGCTTGGCAGGCCGCCTGGGGCGGCTTGCTGTAGGCGGAGAGGTTCCACACCTTGGCCGGGGCGCTGGCCTGGGCCTGGGCTTTGGCGGCGGGCTTGACGATCTCGTTGACGAGGCCGATGTCAAGCGCCTCGGAGGCGGTGAACCACGTTTCGGCGGCCATGAGGTCGGCCATGCGGGCTTTGTCTTTGCCGGTCTTGTCGGCGTACTGCTGCGCGGCGGTGTCGTCCACTTTGGACAGCAGGGCGGCGGTTTCGATCATGTCCTGCGCGTTGCCCATGGCGATGATCCAGGCGTTGTGGATCATGACCATGGCGCCTTCGGCGATGCGCACGCGGTCGCCACCGAGGGCGATGATCGACGCGGCGCTGGCGGCCAGGCCGTCGACCTCGACGTTGATGGTGGCGGGGCTTTGCCGCATGGCGTTGAGGATGGCCTGCCCCGCGAACGCATCACCGCCGCCGCTGTTGATGCGCATGGTGAGGGTGGCGCCCTGCGGCTGGTTCAGCAGCACGGGCACCAGGGCCTCGGCGCTGACGCCGCCCCAGAAATCGGCCTCGGCGTTGGTGCCGACGATGGCGTCGTAGACGTAGAGGGTGGAGCCCTCAAGCTGCACCGGGGCGCGCGGCCCGCGGTTGTCAGCCAGCAGCTGCAGGAGTTTGCGCATTGGGCGCTCCCATGATGTCGCCGCCCTCAACGGGTGGCAGGTTTTCGGCGCGGCGGACTTCGTTGACCGACATCCAGCCGGGCTCACCCGCACGGCCGAGTGCGATGCGGTAGGCCTCGTTGCGCGTCTTGGTGTCGCCGCGCTCAAGGCCGACGGCCGAGAACTCGACGTAGTAGCGCGCACGCGTCGGCCAGATCTTGCGGTTGAGCTCTTGCTCGATCTTCACCAAGTGCCGCTGCAGGGTGTACTTGACGAAGCCGATGCTCTGCTGCTCGATGCCGGTGCCCCACGAGGTAGAGGCCGAGGTGTGGCCGATCATGTGCGGCGGCACGCCGAAGATGCGGGCGATCTCTTCGACCTGGAAGCGGCGGGTATCGAGCAGGGAAGCGTCTTCGGGGGTGATGGAGAGCTTCTCGAGCTCCATGCCGCCGGCCAGGACGATGGGCCGGTGCATGTTGCCCTGGCCGGTGAAGCGCGCCTCGAAGCTGGTGCGCAGGGCGTCGGCCTGGCCGGGCTCGAGGCCCTTGGCCGTTTTGAGCACCACGGACGGGGCCGCGCCGTTGGCAAAGAAGCGGCCGGAGAAGTCGGCCGCGGCGCTGCTGATGCCCACGGCATCGCGCGCGGCGGCGCGCAGCACCGACAGGCCGCGCTTGCCGTCGAAGAACAGGCCGGGCACGTGGATCATGTCGGCAGCGGGAACGCGGCGCATCTCGCCGGTGATGTTGTCGTGCACGTCGTACATCAGCAGGCCATCGGGGTCAAAGCCGACGGACACGTCTTTCCAGTGGTGCGGCCGGAAGCCGGTGATGCGCGCGGAGCGGAAGCCGGGGCGCAGGATCTCGGCGAACGCATCGCCGCCCAGCAGCAGGCAGCCGACGAGGTACTCAAGCCAGGTGGCGGCGCTGACGTTGTCCCAGGGCTCTTCGTTCAGGAGCCACCAGACATCGTGATCGACGCGGGAGCGGCCGTCCCCGGTGCGCTCGTACACGGGCAGCGGCATGGAGGCGATGGCGCCGGCGATGCGGTCAACGCAGGCCCACACGGCCGAGACGCTGCGCGCGACGGTTTCGTTGACGACGACGCCAGCCGACGACGGCAGGCCACCAAGCGCCGCCGCCAGCTGCTGGTGCGTGATGGGGCCGTCGCCACGCTCAAGCGCCGCCACGGTGTGCACGTTGCTCTGCACGCGATCAGCCGCGCCCGGGCGGGTGGCCAGCCAGGCGGTGAGCACGCGGCTGTCATGCCGGCGGGCGTGGAGGTCGAGGATCGTGGTCATAGGACGTAGATCTCGGGCATGGTGTTGTCGTCCGGCTCGGCGGCAGCGCTGGCGTAGGCCATGACTGCAGCCACCACCAGATCGATTCGGCCCATGGCTCGCGCCTTGTTGAGCTTGCGGTTGCCGGCGGGATCGGTGTCGGTCACGGCGTTGGCGGCGCACATGGTCAGCACTGGGTGGCCGTTGTGCTGCAGCGTGCGGTTGAGGATGGCGGTCTCGAAGCGGTCGACGGCGGGGCTCATGTCCTTGAAGCCCTGGCCGAACTCAAGCAGCGGCGGGAGGGCGATGCCTTCATCCTCAGCGATCTGGCGGAAGTCGGCCAGGCGCCAGCGGTCGGCGGCGATGGCCTGCACTTCGAACTGGGCGCAAATCTGCGCCACCTCTTGCAGAACGTGTCGCTTGCTGATGGCGGCGCCGGGCGTGGTGTGCAGGTAGCCCTGCCTGCGCCAGGTGTCATAGTCGACGCGATCACGCTCGCAACGCTCGCGCAGGCCCTGCTCGGGCAGCCAGCAGTAGGGGAGGATGCTCCAGGGCTCGCCGGGGCCGGCGGGCTCGACCAGCAGGACGAATGCGGTCAGGTCGGTGGTGCTGGAAAGGTCAAGCCCGCCGTAGGCGCGGCGGCCGCGGAGTTGATCGGCGCTGAAGTCGGCTTGGCAGGGTTCCCACACGAGGCTGCTGAGCCAGGGGTTGATGGCGTCGGTCCACTCGCAGAAGTTGAGGCGGCGAACGATGGACTCTTTCGAGGGCATGCCGCGCGCCTCGGTGACTTGTTCGCGCAGGTACTGCAGGCCCGGGATGCCGGCCTCTTGCAGGGAGGGGTTGGCTTTCGGCCAGCAGGCCTCGTCCTGCAGCGGATCTTCGCCCTCGTCCAGGCCGCAGACGTAGGCGAAGAAGGCGTCGTCTTGGCGTTTGCGCGCGGCTACCTCGCAGGCGTAGTCGTGGTACACGCCGCAGGGCGTGGTCTTGCCGGCGCCGCTGTTGGTGATCATGAAGATGAGCGCCTGCCGGCGGCTTTTGGTGCCGGCGCGCATCATCTCGACCACGGTCATGGTCTTGTGTTCGTGCACCTCGTCGATCAGGGCCACGTGCGGCCGCGGGCCGCTTTGCCCGTCGTCGGCGCTAATGGGGCGGAAGAAGCTGCTGGTGGCGCGGTACGCGAGGTTCCAGACGTTCTCGCCCACGCCGCTCGGTTGCAGGCGGGCTTGCAGCTCGGGGCTCTGCTGGAACATGGCCACGGCATCGCGGAACATGACCATGGCCTGGTCTTTTTTGGTGGCTGCGGCGTAGACCTCGGCGCGCGGCTCGCCGTCTGCGGTGAGGCCCTTCATGCCGACACCGGCGGCCAGCGGGCTTTTGCCGCTGCCCTTGGCCGTCTCGACGTAGGCCACGCGGAAGCGGCGCACGTCGCCGCGCATCCAGCCGTAGATGCTGCCCACGATGAAGGCCTGCCAGCCTTGCAGCTTGAAGGGCGTGCCCTCGAAGGCGCCGCCGTTGAGGCGCAGCACTTCTTCGAAGAACGCCATGGCCTCGTTGGCCTGGGCAAGGTCGAAGTGCAGGCCGCGGGCGGCGCCGTGCTCGAGGTCATCGAGGTGGCGCTTGCAGGCGGCGCGCACGTGCGGCCCGGCGATGAGGCGGCCGCTGAGCACGTCACGCGCGTAGGCGGTGGTGCGGTCGGCCGGCGCGGCGCGGCGCGGGGCGCGCTTGCGGGCGGGCTTGGCGACGGGGGCTTCGGCGACGGTCACTTGAAGAAGCGCTCGGTGCTGCTGTTGCTGAACAGGTCGGCCTGCGGATCGACCACGACGCGGCTGCGCGCAGCAGGCGTGGCGCCCCACTCGCGCAGTGCGCTCATGGCCTGCTTGAAGGCCATGCTCTGCAGCATCGTGTAGGGGTTGAGGCTGACAGAGCCCGTTTCCTCGTTGCGCTGCATGACTTTGCCGCCGTCCGTGCGGGCCATCGTCAGGCGAAAGTTCGCCATCGCGGCGGCTGTCATCTCGAGCAGCGGTGTGTCGAGTTCGGTGAGCACGTGGGCGCGGGCCAGCTTTGGCGCGAGCTCGCGCCACACCTCGGCCACAGCAGCGGGCAAGTGTGGCGGCGGCGTCAGGTCTTGCAGGAAAACAGGCTCGGGCTCTTTGGCGTTGATGGCACGCTTGCCGGCGTTGCCTTCGATCAGCTTTAGCGCGGTCGGCTTACGCGGTCGTGCCATGGCGCTGCCAGTCGTCGAAGTTGCGGCTGTACGACTTGATGTCGGCGAAGAAGTCGTCGTAGAAGCGGAAGAGCTCGGCGTCAGCCGTCACTGACGTTTGCTCGGTCCGCGGGTTCGTGTTCACGTTCGCGCTGGACTCGATCACGATGTACCGCTGCGTGCTGTCGTTGCCCAGCAGCATCACCTTGCTGTGGTTGCGGAACGTAGCCACGCGGCCGTGATGCGCGCGCACGGCAGCGCAGAGCGCCGCGTATGCCTCTTGGTACTGGCTCGGGAAGATCTCGCCGACGTAGCAGTCAAGGCGCTTCAGCTTGCCGGCATCCAGCCAGGCGCGCAGTGTGGCCACGTCATCAATCGCCATGCACCAGGTGCTCAGCACCATGCGTTGAAACGGCTCGCCGGCCAGCAGGTGGGCGGCGTAGCTCAGGCTGTCAACGTCGCCGCCGCTGATAACGTGCCAGGAGTCGCCTGCATCAATGCGCGACGGCAGCAGGCTGCCAAGCGTGGCCTCTGAACTGGCGCGGCGCGTTTGTATGCGGCTGCGCGTGCGCGTGGCGCGAGCCAGTACGCGCTTTGCAAGGCGGCGCGCACGGGCCTCGGGATCGATCTCGATCTCGTCGAAGTCGGCGAAGCAGCCGTCGACATCGAGCAGGAGGTCAGAAGTCTGCATGACCCCCCCCCTGTCGATTTCGCGGTTCTGCAAAAGATGTGCAGGGACCGGTCTTCCCTTGTAGGGCTTCAGACTTTTGACCCCCCCCTACCCGGGGGCGCCCGGCGGTGTGCCAGGGGTGCGCCCGGTCTAGGGGCTGTCCGGTGTGGCCGGCGCCGCGGACCAAGCCGTTGCGCTGGTGCTCCTGCGCCTGCTTGTGGCCATCGTGGCAGGGCTTGCACAGGCTCTGCAGGTTGTCGTCGTCGAAGAACAGGCCTTCGTCGCCGCGGTGCGGGATCACGTGGTCAACCACGCCCGCTTCGACGTAGCGCCCCAGCTCGCGGCACATGCGGCACAGCGGCTCAAGCGCCAGCTGCCGCGAGCGCGCCCGCTTCCAGGCGGCGCTGTTGTAGAGGTGGCGGTGGTTTGACACGGGCAAGAAAAAGCCCCGAGCGGCGGGGCCGGCGGGGCTTGAGGCAGCACGAGAGGAACTGCGGGTAGGCTGCGCGACTGTAGCGGTCTAGTCCGTTGTTGCAAAAACCGAGGCAGGCTTCTCCATCATCCCAGCCAGCAGCTGGTGCGCACGCACGATGCGCTGGCCGACCGTGGCCTCAGCGCACGACAACGCCGCAGCCGCCTCGCGGTCGGTCATGCGCAGGTAGTACTTCGCGGCCAAGGTCGCCCTAAGACTGGCCGGCAGCTTCACAACCAGAGCGCCGATGCCGCAGCTCCCGCCCCTGCTCACCTTCATGGTCGGCGTCACACCCGGCGACGGGGGCGACCAATCCTCGTGGAGCGTGCTCTTGGTCGGGTAGCCGCTACCGTCGCCCACCTTCAGCTCTTCCATCCACAGCCACAGCAGCCCGTCGATCTCGTCAATGCGCGCCATCTCAGGCTCTCCTCATCCCGACCGTGTGCCCGTTCTCACTGGCGAAGAAGCACCCAGCAGGGAAGCGCTACCGCTGAAGCCAGGCATCGGCGGCGGCCTTGCCCTGCAGCTCCAATAGCTGCTGGTGCTTGCGGCGCGTCTGCTGGCCCGCCCTGATGGCCGCATCGACACGCTCCGCACCCAGCAACTGGCGCAGCTCGGCCACCCAGGCCGCCGTCTGCGGCATCACTTCCCTCATCCCTTCCCTTTTCTGCTCAGTGCTCATGGTGGTGTTACGGGTGTTTCGACGGGCGTTACGCTGGAAAGGCGCGTGGTTACGTGCGTTTCGCTGTTACGGGGTTGTGCTCATACATGCGCGCACGCGCCTGCGCATGTGTACGCGTGCGGGTGGCGTAACGGCGAAACACGCGTAACGACGCGGGTTTGCGGCGAAACATGGGTCGTAACACCGGCCCTTGCGCGTAACACCGCGGCCATCAGGCGGCCTCCTCGAAGCGGTTCCCGCTGATGCTGCGGGTGTAGTCGCGCAGGGTGTCCTCGAAGCTGTGCACGCTCTCAGCGGCCCAGGCCCCCTCGCTGCTGCCCTCAGGCGGCGCCACGCCGCGCGGCAACCAGCAGCGGACGGCCTTGCGCCCATCGGCACCATGCAGCTGCACCACCTTGTAGGCCAGCCGCGGGCCTGCGGGGTCGCTACCGCTGTGTTCCTTGATCCAGCGCCCCACCTCGCTGGTGAACTGCGCCTGAGGTGGCGGAAACCGCTCGCCGTTGACGTCTGCCCAGCGCCTGAAGGCGCGGTACAGCTGCTCGGCCGAGCACCCCCTCAGAGGGAGGGGGAGATACCCCGCCATCCACTCATGCGCAAAGCGCTCAGAGGGCCGCCAGCCGCGCTGGATCAGCTCTTCCTTGGCCTTCGTCATCAGCGGCTTGGTGTGTCGGTCGAAGCCGTCTAGAGGATAGGTCAGCAGGTAGTGCAGCCACTTGCGCGCGCCGTCGGCGGCCAGGAAGTCGCGCACCTTGAGGTACAGGCCCTTTTCATCGGCCAGCGGCGTGTACACCACCATGTAGCGCCGATCGCGCTCTTCCAGGGCCAGCGGCTGGCTCTCGTTGGACAGGAAAACCACGTTGGCGTGGTTGCTCTCCCAGCGCGTGGCCTGCTGTATCTCGCGGATCGGGAACTTCTGCTGCTGCGTGACGATGAGCTTGAGCCGGTTCTTGTTGTGGTACATCTCCTGGCGGCTCACCACCTCGTCGCCGATGATGCCCAGCTTCTGGCTAAGCCAGCCGTTGAACTTGTCTTCGAGCTCGGTCTGCCCCACGGTGATGCCATAGCGCCCGTACAGGTCGCGCCACACGTCCCAGTAAAGGTTTTTGCCCGTGCCCTGGGGCCCGTGCATCACGATGGCCGTCTGCATCTTGGCGCCCAGGTTCTGCAGCGGCAGCGCCTGCCAGCAAAGCACCCAGTTGACGATGGCGTCGACGTCGTCCGCGTTGTCGGCGCTGTTGGCACACAGGTGGCGCAGCAGCTCGAGCATCGGCTGCACCTCGCGCGCCTCGCAGGCCAGCGGCTCGATTTCGAGCCCGCCGAAGAGCTGGATGCAGCCCTCGGGAAGCGCCTCCCCAGGCTCGAACATCAGCTGCTCCGGCATCACGATGCGCCGCGTGGGGTTGTTGAGCCAGGCCTTCACCGAGTCGGGCGTCATCGCTAGGCGCAGTGCATCCACCGGCACGATGCGGTGGCTTTCTTCGTCCCATACGGTCTTGGTGCCGTAGATGAGCACGAAGCGCTCCATCAGCTTGGTGTAGTTGCCCAGGTTGATCGTGCGGGCCTTGCGTTTGCGCGCCGCCCCTCCCCCCTTGGGCGCGGGTGCGCCGCCATCGGGTGGGGTAGGCGGTTCCATAGGCACGACGTTGTCAGGCTGCATTCAGAACATTCGAATCGAGCAACGGCAACACGTGCCGCAACTGCCGGCGCACGGCCCCAAGGCCCTGTCGCTGGTGCAGGTCGTTGAAGTCGGTGTCCTTGTCGCCACGGCCAGCGGCGAACGTGGGCCACGTGTAGAGGCAGGCGTCGACCGTGCGCGAGCACTTGTGCGCCTTGTCGCGCCCCGGGTTGCCGGCGGTGCGCCAGTCGTCGTCTGCGCAGATGAGCAGCGGCGCGTGCGGGTACAGCGTGCGCAGCAGCTCGCAAGCCGGCTGCAGGTTGCCCGCATCCAGCGCCACGAACACCGGCAGCCGGCGCTCGACGGCCATGCGCAGCGTCAGGCCCGTGGCGTAGCCCTCGCAAACCAGGATTGGCTCGCCCACGGCCACGTGGCCGAGGCGCAGCCCGACGCCGGGCTTCTGGAAGCCCTTGGTGAAGCGCTTGGCGCCATCGGGCCAGATGCGCTGCACGGCGCGCAGCGCATGCTCGCGGGGCATGTCGTAGCGCAGCAGCGGCACCACGATGCTGCCGTCGGGCAGGTAGCGGCAGGCCTCGGGCTCGACGGCCTTGCGCTGCAGGTAAGCGCTCTCGCCCTGGCGCGCACCCGCGGCCCACAGCTCAGCCGCACCCATGGCGGCCAGGGCCGCCAGCCGGGCGCGGCGGGCGTCTTCCTCGGCCTGGCGCGCGCGGCGTCGGGCGTCGAGCTCGTCACGGTCGGCGGCGGTGAGGCCTTTCCAGTCGACGGCCACCTTGTGGGTTTCCTGGCCTCGCCAGTCACCGAAGGAGCCAACCACCACGTAAGTGCCGGCCTGCGTGCGCATCTCGCGCAGCGCGTACCACTGGCGCTTCTTGGGCCCAAAGCGCACGATGCGGCCGCTCAGGTCAAGCGCCGCCTTTGGCGGATCAAGGCCCGCAGCCAGCATCTGGCCGATGACATCTTGCGGCGTCATCACAAGTCGGCTTCCGTGCCCCAAAAGGCGGCGCCCAGGCGGTGCAGCTCATCGCGCACGCGCTCAGCGCTCATCGGCTCTGCGCCGCCGCCTTGCGGCAGCGGGCACACGCGCTCGTCATCGGCCAGCGCCATCACGGCCGGCCTGCGCCCCACCACCACGCAGAGCTGGCCCTCATCGGCCATGCGGCTGGCGGTGTAGCGCGCCACGGCGTGCCCCACGCAGGCGCGCTGCGCGGCCTCGCGCACGGGCGCCGGGCCCTCGCGCCAAGCCGTGACGAGCGCTTCGCGCACCTCGCCGTAGGTGCCTCGAGGCCGGCCCGGGCCGCGGTCGAAGAGGTCTAGGGAGTCCATTCCCGGCCACTCCCTGATGTCAGCGCTCATCCGGGAGTGCACTCCCGGCTATTCCCAAGCGCTGCGCGCGCTTGGCCAGCACGATGGCGGCATGCACACGACGACGGATCTCACGCTTGAGCAGGGCCTCGGCCCAGGCGCTCATGTCCTGGTCTTCGGCATCGGCCAGCAGCTGCAGGCCGGCGTGATCGTCGGGGTCCAACTTGATGCGCAGGTCTTTGCGGTCAAGGCTCATGGCGTGTGCAATGCTGGCGGCTCAGCCGCGGTTGAAGAAAACGCCCCCGGCCCGTGGGCCGAGGGCCAGGTCACCCCGGCCGCCGCAGGAGGAGAAGGCAGCCGCCGGATAGGCCGGCACCAGCGGAGTGATGGAGACACCCCTCGCAGGGTCTGGCATGCACCCTGGGCCGGACATGCGTGTGTTGCGCTGTACAGGGCGCCACTTTCACTTCGACGAAGCGGGATCACCGCCTCGGGTGGTGTTGGAGCTGGACATGCCCTGACGGGCGCCAGCAGGCGGCGGCGGTCAGCCTGCGGCATGGGTGGGCTCAGGGGTGGCGGTGGGCTGCGGCGCGGCCGTGTCTTGCGCCAAAGTCGCCACCAGCGCCGCCCCCAACCGGAAGCTGGGAGACTTCGTGCGACCTTGCGCCAGATCGCTCACAGTGGACTGAGAAACACCGCAGCGGCGCGCGACTTCCACCTGGGTGAGTCCGCGCGCCTGCAGCTGCTTGATCAAGTCTGGCCAGTTCATGGCTCAGAGAATATCGGAATGCCGCTATTTTTGCAACGGCACTCCGATGCGTGAGCCTGCCAGCATGCTCCCGTGAGCTACCAACGCACTCCCTTCGGCAAGCGCTTGCTTGATTCGCGCAAGGCCGCCCAACTCACGCAGGATCAAGCCGCCAAAGCGGTAGGCATCTCGCAGGGCACACTGGCCGAGCTTGAGAAGCAGGCTCACTCAAGCGGCTACACGGTGCAGTTGGCTACGTTGTACAACGTCAGCTCAGAATGGCTGGCGACTGGGTTCATGGCAGTACGCGAAGAAACCCCTGGCTGGCCAGTGTCACAACGGCCCGTTGACAGTCAGCGCCTACGGGGAAATCCGGCGCACCTGTCGACTTCCAAGGTGCGGTTTGATCAGGTTCCCGTTATTGCCTGGGAGAACCTGATGCCGCTAAGTGCTCCGAACCGGTTTGCCGTCAAATGCCCTGACGACTCTATGAGCCCGTTTCTACGAAGCGGCTCTGTGGTTTACCTTGAACGCGCCTTGACGCCCAGTCCTGGCGACATTGTGCTCGTAGAGGACTCGCAGAGTCGGTTCTACTTGCGCCTGTACCGCCCACGATCCGCGTCGGCCTGGGAAGCTAAGCCCTTGAACGACCTCTATCAATCGCTTGACTCAGAACGCGAGGGCCTTACCCTAATGGCCGTTTTTGTAGGCATGGAAGGCCGCGTAGGACAGTCATGAAGCATCGATTCACCGCGTTTTGTTTGGTCGCCTTTGCCTTGACGGGTTGTGTGGCGACCCCTCCCACCGCGCGCGAGCCTGACAGGCTTCGGACGCCCTTCGTGGCTGCCGACTATGCTGCGTTTGCCCGCGACGGCACCGGGAGCTTGCGCGCGCAAGCGTTTCTGCGCCAACGTGGTGGTGGCGTAGTCACCTGCGCCGGGAGCACTGCTTTTCTTTTGCCGCACGCGGAGTATTTCCTTGAGTGGACTTGGTACATGCGGGAGCGCCGACGCGTCGAACATGACGAACAAACCATGGCGGCGCTTGGTCGAGTCATCCGCCGAACTCAATGCGACGCGCAGGGGAACTTCGGCTTCGACAAGCTACCGGGCGGGCGCTACATCGTCATCACAGAGGTAACCTGGGACGTCGCCGGGCGACGTCAAGGCGGCTCAGTGATGGCTGCCGTCACCATTGCCGACGGCGGCGCAGAGTCCATGATCCTGAGTGACCCGTCTCCGCTGCGGTGATATCGGAATGCCGTTGACACTCCGTAACGGTTAACCGATAATGCGCCCCGTCACCCCGACGGAGGCGCCCAGTGCCACACCCCGCCAGCATCCGCGCAGACGATCTGCGCCTCGTACTCGCAGCGCACAAGCTGCGTCGTCGCACCCACAGCTGCAGCCCGGCGCTGTGTGTGCTCTCGCCCGGCCCTTGGCTGCCGGTTGACTGCGCCACGAGCTCGCGGCACTCCCGCCCGGGCCTGATCGCCGACGCGCGGCGCCTCGGCGCCCGCGCATCCGGCCCGCAGCTGCTGCTGCGGGGCCACATCGCGCGGCTGATCGAACGCACCCGCCTGGAGCACGGCTTGGCCGAGATCCGCCGCACCTGGCGCATCGGCCTGCGCACCCTGCGGGCCGAGCCGCGGCACGTGCTGCACGGCGGGCAAACGGCCGCGGCGCAGGGGTGAGGCGATGAGCACCGTCGCCACCCTACCCACCCTGCGCCTTGCGCCGCCCCCGGCCCGGCCAGACCCGATGCTGCAGCGCGCCCAGCGCTTGTGGCCCGACAGCGAGCGCAACCAGCGCGAGTGGCTGCGCGCCGTGCGCGTGGTGCGCGCCACGGCCCGCGGCTGGCTCCTCGACACCGTGGTGCAGCGATGAAGCAGCACCACACGCCCCCGTGGCGCTGGGCCGAGGTCGCCCGCGCCGTCGTCTGCGTGCTGGCCTGCGCCGCCATCGGCGCGTTGGCCGCGGTGGGCCTTAACTGAGGAGCGCGCCATGGCGTACATCCCCCACGGTGCTGACCAGCAGGGCCGGCGCGACACCGGCGTCTGGACGAGCGACAACCTCGACCGCAGCGCCCGGAGCGCGCCGCACCCCACCCACCCCGACGGGGCGCACGCGGCCAGCGAGCTGCAGGGTGACGATCCCATCGACCACAGCCTGGTTGGTGAAGACGTCGTCTGGCTCGTGCTCGGCGTGTGCGCGCTGCTGGCCATTGCCACGCTGCTGCACTGGGCGGCCTGGAAGGGGTGGCTGTGATCCGCGCCCGCCCGCTTGCCAAGCCCACCCCTGAGGCCACCGCTGAACGCGCCGCACCCCAGCCCACCCGCCAGCAGCTCGAGATGGCCTACCGGCACCTGGCCCGCCCCGGCTGGCCCCGCACGCTGGATGCCGCGCTGCAGGTGCAGCACTACCGCGTTTGCATCAACGGCCTCGCTCGCCAGCTTGACCGCCCCGCGTGGCGCCCGCAGCCCCGCCCGCTGCACGGCGTGAACAACAACGCGGTGGTGCCACCCACCCCGGCCCACCCGCCGCCGGCCAAGCGCGCAAAGCCGCAAGCCGAGCCGCTGCCGCGCGGCGGCACCAACCTGGGCAGCTTTTCCCGCATAGCCCCCGCCGGCTGGCTTGACGTCAAGCGCCTGGCTGCCAACGACCGTGAGGACTGAGCCCATGCACCCCCAGCCCCAGCCCGTGCCGCCGCCGCCCGTGCCCCTGCCGGCGCACCTGTACCCGCGCGTGCAGGCCGCCATCCGCATCGCCAACGACGCTGTGGTGGCCGACGTGCAGACCAGCTGCCCCGCCCAGCGCAGCGCCTGCGGCCGGTACACCTGGTATGACGTCAGGCCCATGCTTGACGAGCGCGAGCACAGCCCGCCCGTGCTGGACATGGCGCGCGAGGCCCTCGACTACGGCCTGGGCACCGGCGTGTTGGTGCGGCATGACGAGCAGCCGCACCTGGTGCGCGTGGCCCGCACCGGGCGCTGAGGCGATGGGCCGCAACCGCAAACCCGCCAAGCCCTACCGTGCGCGCCCGGTGAACCGGCACGCCCACGAGATGGCGATGCGCGGCGCCGCGCTGCTGACGCGCGACGACCGCGTGGCGTGGCTGCTGGCCCTGCGCGACGCCCTGGCCGCGGTGCGCACCGGCACGGCCCAGCGCCCGCAGTGGGCGGCCCTGTTCGACGCCATCAACCTGATCGAGGAGTTTGTGCGCATGGGCGTGTGCCGCGACGACGCCGGCCTCGTACAGGCCGGGCAAGCCGCCGTGGCCGCCATCCTGGCCCGGCAGCAGCACACCGGCGTGCGCGCCGCCCGCGCCGCCGAGCTCGCGGCCCTGGGCGACGTGGTGACGGCCTACTCCGACGTGCTGGCCGCCGTCACCCACGCGCAGCTCTACGAGTGCGAGGCCCGCGTGGCTGCCCGCGTGCGGCGCCTGATGCGCAGCCCCACCGTGCCGGCGGGCGTGTGCGTGATCGACGCCGGAACACTGTGAAGAAAGACAGCATGGCAAGCAAACCCACCTTCGACTGGGCCTCGCACCGCTACGGCCCGGGCGTCCTGGCTGTGTTCCGGCCGCGGCGCAACTACGTCGGCGCAGCGCCTGTTGGCGTGGCCGAGCTGATGGCGCGTGCGGGCACCGTGCTGGAGCTCAGGGCGCTGTGGCTGATGGATGCGTTTGACCCCTACCCGGGCGAATGGGCGCTCGGCCACGCCGACAGGCGCAGCGCCGTCGTCGGCAGCAGCATGTGGATCGCCAGCGGCGATGTGGAGGTGCAGCTGCCGAAGCCCGCGAAGCGCGCGAAGCGCCCACCGCTTCACCAGCACCCGAAAGGCGCGCTCAAGGCCATGCGCAAGGCGCGGGACTTTCCCGGCAACACGTGCGCCGCCAGCCGGCACGCGGCGCTGATCGCCGAGCACCTGATCAAGCAGGGGCAGATGCACATGCTCACCGACGAGCCGGGCCACTGCGGGGAGTCGATCGCGCACACCGTGGCGGCGCTGTGGCGGGCGCGGACGCGGCTGGAGCGGCTGCGCGCGCGGGTGCAGGCTGTGCGTGATGCGAACGCGGCAGAGGCCAGCGCCGGGCAGACGTTCCGGGTTCTCACCTCGCGGCAGGAAAGCGCCTGGGCGGCGTTGGCGGCCGAGATGGAGCAAACGCGAGGAAACGTATGCCCGACATGGAACGCATAACCGACAGCCTGAAGCTACACCTGGCGCGCGACCCGCAGCAGCGAAAGTGGCAGGAAGGCTTCATTGCCGGCAAGCGGCAGGCACGCATTGAGGTCGCGGTCATCGTGGCAGTGGCCTACTTTGCCATTGCGCTGCTGGGCAAGCTGACTAGCGCCTAACGTTCGAGCTAAGCTGCCGGACACGGCCGCAAGGAGCAACGATGACAACCAACAGTGATGCCGTGGCCGGTCAGCTTGAGCGAGGGGTTAGGCCGCACCGCGCGGACGTGGCCGTGCTCTTTGCGCGCGCAGACAGCCATTACAAGGCGCTGTCCGGC